AAAGAGATGGTAAATATGTCGAGGGCGCAGAGCCAGGCAAAATAATAAATACTGTAACTAATGCATTGTATGACACAATTAATGTCATACCTGTTTTTTACAAAAGACAATACATAGAATGGCAAGATAGAGGTACCACAGGAAGTGGTGCACCTGTTGCAATTCACGACGCAAACAGTGATATTGTTAATCAAACCACAAGAGGTAAAGATTACAAAGATAGATTAGCAAATGGTAATTATCTTGATAACACTGCAAGTCATTTTGTATTGACTGTAGGAGACAATCCATCAACAGCATTAATTTCTATGAAATCTACTCAACTTAAAGTTAGTAGAAAATGGAACTCAATGATGATGGGTATCAAAATGCAGGGTAAGAACGGTTTATTTACACCGCCAACATACAGCCACATTTATAAACTATCCACAACTCAGATGTCTAATGACAAAGGAACGTGGTTTGGTTGGGATGTATCTAAAGTTGGTCCTGTAGAAAATGCAGACCTTTACGGCACAGCAAAAACTTTTGCTGAGTCTGTAGGTAAAGGTGAGGTGCAAGCTAAACACGGTACAGAAGAGAAAACTAACTCTCCTTACTAATCGAATCCTAGGTGGTGGGCGTCGAAGCGAGAGTGGATACGCCCACTTAAGTTAATTGTATATTTATTATGGTAGAAAAATTTAGAAAGATATTTAAAGGTTTAGAAGAAAGATTTGGGTACCATGTACTTGATCAAAGTAATGGTGACGGTAAAAAATCCGGTACTTCATTTACATCTTCTTATGCACACACAGAAGAAATGTGGAAGGCTCATCTAGAAGGTATTAAATTTAATGTTAAAACAAAAACAAAAATTATACAAGCAGATAGTCTAGGTCTTTGTCCTATTACAAGTGATAGCAAATGTACTTGGGGTGCAATAGATTTAGATGAATACAAACCTGACGTTAAAGAATTATATAAAAAAATAAAAAGTTTAAATGTACCTGTAATACCATTTAAATCTAAAAGCGGTGGTATACACGTTTACATATTCTTAACAGAAGAAGTCCCTGCATTATTATTAAGAGAAAAATTACATTCAATAAAAAATATATTTGGAGATTGTAAACCAGATAAAATATTTCCTGTGCAAAAATATTTAAACCTTGAAAAAGGTTCAGCAGGTAGTTGGATTAATCTTCCGTACCATAACTACAAAGATACTGTGAGATATATGATAAAAGAGGATGGCTCTAGGGCCACTCTGGAAGAGTTCTTTGAACACTACGAAAGAAATACAGTCACTCCCAAACAACTCAAAACATTAAAATCAAACATAGACGAAGGAGACTCTGGAGAATGGTTTCAAGATGGTCCTCCTTGTATGCAAGCACTTGCAAAATTTGGTGTACCTAAAAGTCAAAGAAACGAAGTTTTATTAGATATGACTAGGTATGTAAAACAAAGATACCCTGAAGATTGGAAAGATAAAACTTTAGAATACAACAAGCAATTTTTTGAACCTAAAGGAAAAGGTATGGGCTTTAGTGAGGTAAGTGGGGTTATAGGTTCTAGAGAGAAAAAAGATTATGTGTATAGATGTGATCAAGATTGGTTAAAAAGTTATTGTAACAAAGAAGAATGTATTAAAAGAAAGTTTGGTATAAGCGGTTCACTAAGCAGCGAGTTAGTATTGGGTCCTTTATCTTACGTAACATCTAACCCTAAAATTTGGTACCTAGGTTTCAACGGTGAAGAGGTAGGTCTATCATCAAAAGAATTAGTTAAACAAGATTTAGCAAGAGAAGCTGCAACAGAACAAACAGGTAAGACACCACCTAAAATTAAAAATTGGGACATGCAACTACGAGCACTTCAAGAAAAAGCCACAGAGATAGATGCACCAGAAGAAAGTCTACCAACGTTTAGATTAAAAACAAGTTTAGAAAGTTTTTGTTTTAATACCAGAGTAACCAAAGATAAAAAGAAAATATTATTAGGTAGACCTTTTGAAGATGAGTCTTCAATTAAATTTACTTTTGGTGACTTTTTTAAATACATAAAAGCTGATGAATGGAATATTACTGCAGACATTACACACCAAATGTTAAAAAAAATTCCTGGTATTACAAGAGATAAATTTCATATTAAAGAAGGTGTTAAACGATGGGTGTATGTTTTACACAAAGAACAGTTTGATAATGAACCTGAAGTAAAACAAGAAGTCCCAGAGTATGTTAATCAAGAAAAAGAAAGTCCATTTTAATGTTAGATAGGTTTTACAGGAGAAGATATAAAATATTAGGTGGTCCTGGTTGTGGTAAAACAACTAAGATACTAGAGATTTTAGCTAACTATATTAAAGGAGGTATTAACTTAGATCAAGTTTTATTAATTGGTTTTGCTAAAGCAACAGCACAAGAATTACAGGCTAGGGTTATTAAAAACGGTTTATTGACAAGTAAACAAGCTGAATCAATTAAAACAATACATAAATTTTGTTATGACCACATAGGTAAACACGACATTTTAAATTCTAGTGTAAAAAAAGATTTTAAAAAAAGAATGGCTTCTGACCCTGACACTTGGGTTATGTTAGATGATGAAAAGTATGACAGGCAGGATGATGAGCCTGCAGGGTGGACTGAAAAAGAAGATAAAAAAATGGCTACTTATTATGAAGTAATTAGTAGAGCGCATCACAAGATAGGTTTTGACAAAAGACATAAGTATAAAGATGATTTAGAAAAAGTTTTAGATTTTTTTGGAGAAAGTGAAAATGATAAATATAAAAATGTACACACAGCGCAATTAACTTATTTTTATACTAACCTTAAAAAATTTAAAAGTCAGACAGGTGTTATTGATTTTGATGATATGTTGTTAAAAGCTTTATATCCTACAGTAGAGTTTCCATCTTATAAATTAGTATTGGTTGATGAGGTTCAAGATCTTTCAAAACTAGAATGGCAAGTCATATCTAAAATAGCACAAAAAACTGAAGAGTTATTTTTAGTTGGTGATGATGATCAAGCTATATATGGATGGAAGGGGTCAGACGTTCGTTTATTTCAAAAATGGCCTTGTAAAAAAGAAAACGTTACACGTTTAGAAACATCTTATAGGCTTCCAGGAAAGATATATGATTTTGCTTTAAGTATAAGAGATGAAATAAATAATAGATTAGGTAATGAATTCACTTGCCAAAAAAGAATAGATCCAGAAAATAAAGATGAAGGACATATTTCTTATATAAATGGTTTAGATGAAATAGAAGATTTAAATGAAAACTCTGAGATAATTCTTTGTGCAAGAGCTAATAATCTTCTTAGACCTTACGCCGATTTTTTAAAACAAAACAATTTAATATGGTTAGAAAAATCACAAAGCATGGACGACAGGGGTAGATTTAGAAGTTCTTTTCCTGACGGTTGTAAAGAAGTTATAGAGTTTTGGCATACCCTGCAAGAAGGTTATTCAATTAAAGGTACAGATTATATTAAAATGGTTAAACAAATGAATGTGAAATTTATTTCTGAAAGAAAGAAAACTGCTTTATCTAAAAAAGATACAGCGCCGATAGAATTATATGAAGCAGACAAAATGTTTTCATATGAACAATTAAAAAATAAATTTTACCTTAATGCTCCTTTAGAAAAAATGTGGTATGAAATTTTTTATTTTGATACTACACGAATTCAATCAGCTAAAAAACCTAAAGCTATATTTAGAGATAGAGAAGACTTTAACGATTACCTAAAAGGTTGTTGGGAAAAAAATAAGAATTTAACGACTGAGATCACATTATCAACTATACATGGAGTAAAAGGAAAAGAAGCTGACAAAGTAGTTTTGGCTGTTGAGTGGGGTTTTTCGTTAAATGCGTACAACAAAGGTAATCAACAAGTTGAAGATGAAGAAGTAAGAGCCTGTTATGTAGGTGTTACTAGAGCTAAAAAAGAATTATACTTGTTTGAACCACCTGGACAATACAAAAAACCTTTTCCATTATTACAAACTTACTTAGGAGAAAAATATGACGGATGATAATATATTTGATGAGGCCTTTCCACAAGACAAACAAATTGGAGGATCTCACTATAAAGACTTTCACATTCAACCTTATGAATTTATTTCAAAGAATGATTTATCCTTCTTTCAAGGAAACGTTGTGAAATATGTTTGTAGATATTTACACAAAAATGGTGTAGAAGATCTTGAGAAGATCAAACACTATTGTGATCTAGAAATTAAAAAAATGAAAGATACAAAATGATACAAAAACCTTTATTTGCTGTACAGACAGAGTGGTTTCCACCAGAGGATTTTCCAGACTTATCAAAGTATGATGAGATTGCAATTGACTTAGAAACTAAGGACCCGGATTTAAAAACAAAAGGTTCTTCTTCAATGAGAGGACAAGGTGATGTAGTTGGTATTGCCATAGCTGTTAAAGATTGGTCAGGCTATTACCCTATCGCACATGAATCAGGACCTAACATGGAAAGAAAAAAAGTTCTTGGTTGGTTTGCAGATGTACTTAAAACAAAAGCAGATAAAGTATTCCACAATGCTATCTATGATATGTGTTGGATTCATAGACTAGGGCTCACGGTTCACGGAACAGTTGTTGATACAATGATCATGACTTCTTTGGTTGATGAAAATAGATTTAGATACGACTTAAACTCTGTAGCACAACACTATACAGGAATGGGTAAAAATGAATCTGCATTACAAGAAGCAGCAAAAGAATGGGGTGTTGATCCTAAAGCAGAGATGTACAAACTTCCTGCTATGTATGTTGGAGAATATGCTGAAAGAGATGCTGAAGTAACTTTAGCCTTATGGCAAGAACTTAAAAAAGAAATAGAACACCAAGACTTACAATCAATTGTTGAGATAGAACAAAAAGTTTTTCCTTGTATACTTGATATGAAAATAAAAGGTGTAAGGGTTAGTGAATCACAAGTTGATCAATTAGACCACCAATTAAAAAAATCTTACGATAAATATATAAAAAGAATACATGACGACACAGGTATATATCCTGAAGTTTGGGCCGCAAAAAGTATTGAACTTGTATGTAACAAACTAGGTATTGATGACTTTGATAGAACAGAAAAAACAAAAAAACCTTCTTTTACCAAAAATTATTTAAAGAATCACAAACACAAAGTGCTTAGAGCAATCGCAAGTGCAAGAGAACTTGATAAATTAAAAAATACTTTTTTAGAGTCTATTAAGAATTATGTTTACAATGGTAGAATACATGCGGATATACATCAATTAAAAGGAGACTTTGGAGGAACTATAACCGGGAGGTTATCTTATTCAAACCCTAACTTACAACAACTACCTAACTATACTAATATTGGTAAGGGTATCAGGTCTATATTTATGCCCGAAGAAGGCCATAGATGGGGTTGTTTTGACTATTCTCAACAAGAACCTAGGCTGGTAGTGCATTATGCTCTAGCAACTCTAGGAACCACTGGGGTTCAATCTATTGCAGATAAATACGATGAGGCAGGTGAAAACCCTGATGACCCAGAAATTCAAAAAGCAGCAGACTTTCATAGTATGGTAGCTGAAATAGCAGACATAGATAGAGGACAAGCTAAAACTATTAATCTTGGCTTATTTTATGGTATGGGTAAAGCTAAATTACAAGCACAACTGGGTGTAACTGATCAAGTAGCTAGAAATCTTTTAGCAACGTATCATAGTAAAGTTCCATTTGTAAAACAATTAATTCATCATACAATGGACCGTGCTCAACAAAGAGGTTGGATTAGAACTATATTAGGTAGAAAGTGTAGATTTAACATGTGGGAACCAGCAACGTTCGGGATGCATAAACCACAAACATTTGATGATGCGTGCATGGAACATGGATCACGAAACATTAAAAGAGCATTTACATACAAAGCATTAAATAAATTAATTCAGGGGAGTGCGGCTGATATGACCAAGCGAGCTATGATAAATTTAAGAGAATCTGGTATTACTCCAATGATTCAATTACATGATGAGTTAAATGTATCCTATGAAAATAAAGAAGAAGCTGTTAAGATAAAAGAAATAATGGAACAAGCTGTTCCTCTTAAGGTACCTAACAAAGTAGATTTTGAAGATGGAGAATGTTGGGGAGATATAGTTAATAACCAAGAGGAGCAAGTAGATGAGGATTTTTAATGGCTTACTTAAATGCAAACATACCAGCAACTTATGCACAAATAAGAAGAGAGTATTTATATGATTGCAAGAAACATCACGGAGAAGTTGAAGACTGCATTGTGTTTGGTCTTAGCGCTCTTACAGGTCGTGCTATATTATTTCATGCTATTATGGAAAACGGTGCAATATTTTATCGCTTACCAATTAGCGCGTTTATTCAAAAGG